ATTTTCCTAAGTCCCACATTATAAGGGGACAAAAAATTTTCCCCTGTGCCACGTGGTTGCATAAGTGGCGGCTCATACACAATGGTGCGTATATGACTTAGTTTATCAAAAAACAATTTTTCTAAATGATCAGAAAAAACTGTCTTCTTTATCCTCGATTTTTGTCGTAAAGTAATGGCTTGTATTGCGCCATAATACTCGCATCCATTTAAATATTCATAGCGAATGGGTGACTTATGGTGAGGGTCACCTCCATATGCTATTAAAGCTTCACTCATAACCACTGGACCACGTGACGACAACTGATCCACTGCTCTCTTGACTTGCTCTTGTATAACATGGACAGCAAACGAACTTGCACTTTCTGTGCAACCTGCCGAATGAATTCCTATTATACTGCACCCTATATCAGTTCTTGCCACTAGTGGAAGCCCACACATTCCAGATGTGTGGGATTTCCACATATATTTAAAAACTGGTTCAAATTTAAGAGTGCCTAAACGAGCATCTGATACTTCAACTTCCGATAAGGACTTTGCCTCAGTCGTCTCTGTGCCAATCATTGAGCAAAACTTGCCCTCTTTTACCTCTATTGGGAAATGTTTCAGTATATCCCGAAAGCGACACCCAGTTAAGGTAACGGCAATAATATCACTCTGGACCTTAACAGCATGGTCTAAATCAACCATAGAATCTGCATACTGTCCACCACCACCTCGATGATAAACACGAATAAATATCTTATTCGATTCACCAACTAAGGAATGGTAATTCAGCAATGCTACTCCACCGCACACACCTAAACAGTGTGTTCGGGACCTACGAGATCCGTTTGTTATTTCACAAATACGTACGTTTCTCATGGCAAGTTCTCTAAAGCTGTCTAGAGTATCTGTATATGCAGAAGGCGTGGAAATTTTTGTATTCCAAATCTTAGTCTGATGCACAGGAATGCGAGCATAAGATTTCCCGCAACCTAAACGTTCCTCACGCTCGTTCAACTCATTTAACACTTCACTATCTTCATAGTGAGAGGCCTCAGTAAAAACTTTTAATTTGTCCATAAAATGCACAACTAAAGCTACTGTGGTTAAGCAAAAACTGGCAACAGACGCATACTTCCAAACTTCAATACCATAATTAGTTTTGCCGATTGCATAATTAACACAACGGCGATACGCAAGTACAAAGTTTGAACAAAAGCGCTGTTTACTCTTTTTCAATTCGTGAGTGATAACATTAGCAGAAATTACATCTATATTAATTATCATAATCAACAATAAAACGTTTAAATGTTGTAATATAGGAACAAATGGAGACAATAAAACAATAGTCATTAAAACATATCGAACAAAGTCCATTCGTTTGCCTGAAAATAAATGAAATAATATAAATACGGACATTAAATTAAAAAATTGACTAGAAACTAACGTAATATGCGTGCTAAAGTCAGAAACAAACACACGCAAACAGTCAGGAACCATAATATCAAATGATTCTGGAACAATCGTATCTTGCTCCACATCAGATTCTAAACTCTCTTTATTTACAAAACCGTATTCTTCCATAGATACAAAACCTGATTTTATGTTATTCTGCTGTTGTTCCACGTGACGATGCATATCCTTTTGAAGGAAATCTGCAAGATCGTCTATGGTTGCATTTTTGAGGAGAACATTTGTTGTCCACGTACTGGGTGAAAGTGGCTCTTTACGAACAACATCAAAGTACCACTTATCATAGTACCTTTCACCCTCTATTGATGGATCTAACTGAGAAGTCCCCTGCTTAATAAATTCTTCTTTTACGTGGGGTCTTATAAACAAAAATCTGCGTAAATACGCAGAAGGATTATTTACAAACTCCTTGAAATTCATATCCTCATTATTTGTATCAACAACAACGAGTTCAGGCCTACACGGTGTAACACCCTTATCTTTGACATCAGACATGTTACATCTAAAAGGTAGCGAATCCATAACGGAAGTCAATTCCTTTGCGGAAGGGTCTCCCATTCGTTGCGCTATGGACTTTGTCGTTGATCCAACCTCCGAGTAATGGACGTACGGTGTAGAAATCGGGTCATAACCGTCCCAATACTCAGACGCCATGTTACGCGGAAAAACGTGCGTATGATCAAACTCTCTATTCATTAACATAGAAAATTGATTAAGCACAAACCGCACAATTGACGATTT